TGGTTCCGTCAGATTGGGTCGAAACGCTCCGCTACCGACTGGCTACCCGTAGCGGTAAGATGATAATCACCTTTACGCCAATTACTGGATTCACCCCAGTCGTCAAAGATTACGTCGCAGGGTGCCGAATCAAGAAAACCTTACCCGCTACCCTGCTCGCCGACACCCAGAACATCCCTAGCATCCCCAAGGGTCACATGCCTTACACGGCAAAGTGCTCAAAAGGTGCGGCTGGGGTCATCTGGTTCCACTCGGAGTTGAACAAGTACTCCCCGTTTGAGCAAATCAAGTTAGCCCTGCGTGGTCGTGGCCCCTATGAAGTCAAAATCCGTGCCTATGGCTGGGCTGAGTCCCTGTCTGGCTCCCAGTTCCCCAGATTCGGGGAGCCGAACATCATTCCGAAGGAGCAAATCCCAGAGCATGGTACGAACTACATGGCTGTTGACCCTGCTGGTGCCAGAAATTGGTTCATGCTTTGGATGCGTGTGGACGAACATGGAAACAAGTTCGTGTATCGTGAATGGCCTGACATTAGCATGGGCGAATGGGCGATGGCTGGCGAAAAGCCTGATGGCAAGTCTGGCCCAGCCCAACGTCAGGGTGCTGGTATGGGCCTTGACGAGATAAAGAGCCTGATTCTCGACCTTGAGAACGGCGAGGAGTTGGCCGACAGGTACATTGACCCTCGTGCTGGCGGTACGACTGTCATCCAGAAGGAAGGCGGTACTACGCTCATTCAACTGCTGGATGAAGGCGATAACCCGATGTATTTCAGCCCTGCGGCTGGCCTTAGGCTCGAAGAAGGGGTGTCCATTCTCAACGATTGGTTTGCCTACGACCCCAATCAGCCAATCAGCGGTATCAACCAGCCTAAACTCTACATCTCCGAGGATTGCCACAACCTGATTTGGTGCCTGAGAGAGTGGACTGGGCTGGATAACGAAAAGGGTGCCTCCAAAGACCCAATCGACGCACTTCGATACCTTGCAGTCATGGACCCGATGTATGGTGGTTCGGACTCTTACACCGCTATCGGCGGTGGCTCCTACTAATTTATGGAAATCCCCAAAGAAACTCCCCCGCTTCTTCGACTAGCGGACGCCACCAGAGTGTTTAACTTGTCCAAGTCCACGCTCATTCGCCTTCGCAACGGCGGCAAGGTTAAGACTTTCAAGACTATCGGAGGGCAACACATGTTCTACCGAGACAGTCTCCTAGAATTCATCAAATCCAATTCCAATGAAATTCAACAGCCCAAACCCACACTCTGACAAACTCGCTTTCCACAGCGATAAGCCAGACATTCAGTTGCTCTTGTCCGAGTACGAACGCTCGGCTTACTTCGGCACGATGGTGTCGAAGATGAACTACGCCGACGACATTCGCCTTGCTCGCTGGGTCGGCCAGACCGAAGACGGCAAGAAGCACTCTTGGGCTCGCCCTGATGGCGACCCAGCCTTCCCGTTCGAAGGTGCGTCAGATGTTCGTGTTCGTCTTGTTGACCGACTCATCAACGACCAAAAGGCCACCCTCCTCACGGCCTTCAAGGGTTGCACCCTTAAGGTTGGTGGCACCGAAATCAACGATACCATGGCGGCGGCGTCGGCTACCAACCTGATGCGTTGGCTGGTTGAGACCAAAATCAAGAACGAGTTGCATCGTGAGGCCGAACTAGCCGCTGACTACGCCCTTACCTACGGCTGGTCGGTTGTTCAGGTGACTTGGGAACAGCAAATGTCCGTCCGCATCCAGTCCATGGACATGACCGAACTCCAGCAGATGGCTATGCAGGAACAACAGGAGGGAGAACAAGAGGGTATCTATGCAAAGATGGTCAATTCTATCCTAGACCCAGCCAAGGAGGAGTACGCCGTGGCTTTGGTGGGCGACCATCTTCCACAGATGAAGGCCAAGGACATTAAGAAATTCGTCAAACAGATGCGTGAGACTGGCAAGGGAGACATTCCTGAGACCTACATGTCCAAGAATCTTCCGTGCATCGAAGCACTTAAGCCATTTGACGAGGTTTGCTTCCCTCCCGAGACCGCCGACCTACAAAAAGCCCGTGTCATTTTCCGTCGTCAGTACATGACGGAGGTAGAATTGCGTTCTACGGCCAAGATTGACGGCTGGGACCAAGAGTGGGTGGACAAGGTGGCCAACACGCTTGGCAACCACTACTACTTTAACGACCCAAACCTTATCCCGACCACCACGATGCTCAATTCGAACATCGAGCGTGGCAACAACCTCTGCGAAATTGTCTGGGCTTACTATCGCCAGTTGGACAAGGACGACGTTCCTGCCATCTACTACACTGTCTTCAGTCCTCGTGTCGGTGAGGGTCTGTATGCCAAGCAGGAATTGCTGAACTACGCCCACGGGGACTATCCTTTCATCGAATACCGCCGTGAGCGTCACCGCCGTGCAGTTGCCGAGTCCCGTGGTATCCCTGAAATCAACAAGACCGAGCAGGATGAGGTCAAAGCCCAGCACGACTCCATCCGTGACCGAACCGCCATGGAGACCTTGCCGCCCGTAAAGGTGGTCAAACGCATCGGTGCCCTAAATCGCATCGCTCCAGCACAGGTTCTGCCTGTTTCCAACAAGGACGACTACACTTGGCTTGAGCCTCCATCTGGCCGAGTCGAGTACGCCTTCCAAGTTATCGCTCAAATCGAGCAGAATCTTGGCAACTACTACGGCTATCAGGTCGGAGAATCCATTGACCCAACGAAGATTCAGATGATTAAGCAGTTGATGGTCGATAACTGGCTTGGTTTCTGGACCCGTGTGTTCAGTCAGATGTTCTCCTTGTGCCTTCAGTACATGCCAGAGGAGCAGATTGTCCGAATCACTGGCTCTCCGCTTAAGCAGGGCATGTCTGACATTCACAGCCAGTTTGACTTCAATGTTCGATTCGACGTCCGTGACACGGACCCCGAGTTTGTTCAGAAGAAACTGGAGGCTATCATCAAGACAGTTGTTCCGTTGGACAGCAGTGGCATCATCGACAGGAATAAGTTGGTTAAACTTGTCATCGAGTCCATCAGCCCAGATGCCGCCCGAGAACTGGTCATCGACCAAGCGACTGCCTCCCAGAAACTGTACAAGGATGTGGTCAGCGACATTGGCTTGATGATGTTGGGCAACGAAGCCCAGTACGTCGAGAACGACCCTGCCGCTTCTACGAAGATGCAGTTCGTCCAAGACATTATCCAGAAGAACCCCAAGGCTCAACAGGCACTTCAGGGCGACCAAATCTTCCAAATCCTGTTCCAGAACTACACCAAGCAGTTGCAGTTCTCCATCGACCAAGAAAAGAACAAGCAGATTGGCCGAATTGGCGTATCGCCAGCCTCCGAGAAGATTCAGGAGGAGTTTGGTCAAATGCAACAAGAAGGAGCCCCAGAACAAGCCATGCCAGAGGAACAGCCTCAGGCTGGAGGCATCCCTAACACGCTTCTATGAGCACCGACGCAAAGAACTCCGCAGTAAAAGCCTTCATGTTCAGGACTCCTGAATCGGAGGAACTGTACAAGGCCGTCCTTATGACCTGTGACCTAGCCCTTCAAATCGAGATGGGCAAGGTCATGGCTTCTACGACTACTGGAGAAGCCCGTACTCACTCGGCTGGACGCTTGGACGCCATCAATGACCTGCTTCTTGAGTTCCAGAAACTCAGGGAGGAGGCTCGTACGCACATGGTTTAAACGTAAAGCGGCTCAAACCACACCACACAGCCTACGCTACTTGCGTCGGTCAATAAAAAGCCCTCAATCGCCTACGCTTCTGGGAGCACTAAACCCTGACTATGGAAAACGACAACCAGCCACACGCTGAACTCGAACTTGGGACCGAGAATAATCCCCCCATGCAAACGCAAGAAGCGAAACCCGACGCTTCCCAAGATAACAATCTCGCTGATTTCTTCATGCGAGCCTTGTCTGACGGGCAGACTGAGGCGGTGGACGACAACACCGATACGAACCAGTCGGAAAATGCCGAGGAAGGCGAAGAATCGGAGGGTGACGAAGCCGAACAGGCCGATGAATCCTACGAGGAAACGCAAGCCGAAGCGACCACGACGGAGGAAAGCGATGAGGAGGAGGGTCAGGACTTTGAAGCCCCAAAGGGCGTCAAGAAGCGACTCGCCAAACTCACGGCCCTTCGCAGGGAAGCAGAGGAACGTGCAAAGAAACTCGAAGAAGAACTCGAGTCTGTCAAGCGTTCACAGGCCGCACCTAGGACCAACAATCCATTCTCAAAGTTGGACTCCGAAGATGCTCTTAAGGCCGAGTACGACAGGCAAAAGAAGATTCGTTTGTTCTGCGAACGTTACCCAGACGGATACTACGAAAGTGACAACCATCAGGAGCATGTCTCTAAGGAGGAAATCGCCAAGGCTAAGGTCGTGGCTCTCCAAGCCATAGAAGACTATCTCCCCCAGCAAGCGGAGTTTATCACGGCTAAGAAGCAGTTTTCTCAACGTGCCAAGAAGGAGTTTCCATGGCTCAGCGACCCCTCCGACCAGAGGGCCATCGTTGCCAAGAATCTCGTCAAGGCTCTCCCTGAGATTAAGCGTTTCCCAGACTACGAGATTTACGCCGCCCAGTTGGCTATGGGTATGTCCGCTTACAAGACGCAGAAGGAAAATGCTCGTCGTGGCGTACAGCCACAGCGAGTGCCAGTACAGCCTACGTCCTTGTCTTCGGCCCCTCGTCCCGCCCCTAAGCGTGATGAAGTCGAGGCTCGTGCCAGTTCCGAACGCTTCCAGCGAAGCGGGTCAATTTCTGACCTCGCAGACGTGTTTAAGTCCAAGTTCGTCTAACCCCTAATCACAAAACAGACATGGCTTCTCTATTCGAATCTCAATTCCAGAATCAGCGTCCGCTTCCTAACGGCCCGACCCGCAATGGCTTTGCCTCTGGTCGTATCGGTATCCGTGAAGAACTCTCGGACCTTATCGCCAACGTGGATGCTAAGGACACGCCCATCACCTCGATGGCTAAGCGTGGTTCTAAGCCTGGAAATACCACGTTCCGCTGGCAGGTTGACCGCAACCCAGACCCTTCGATTGAACTCGGCGTTCTTGATGGTGCTGACGTTGACCCGACCAGCCCCGCTAGCAACCCTGCGTTCAAGCAGTACACCCTCGGCTATCGTGAAGAAGTGGAAAACAACATCCACATGTTCCGCCGTGCCGTCCACGTGTCCAACCTGACGCAAGACCTCCTCAACATCGCTGGTGTTAAGGATGAACTCAGCCGCCAGTTGGCCAAGGCCACCATCGACATGAAGCGTTCGATGGAACTGACCTTCACCTCGGACGTTCTTCCTGCCCTCGACGATGGTGCCACCCCGTACCGCACCCGTTGCTTGACCGCTTGGATTAAGAACGACCTCCTTGGTGCCGCCACCAACACCCAGCAGAAGTATGGTGCTCAGGCCCAGTCTATCCGCCCTGTCGGCGAGAACTTCCGCACCCCGACCACCTCCATCCTCGGCACTGGCCAGACTGTTGACCAGTTGGGCGAGAACGATGTTCAGGACGTCATGACCTCGGTGTACGAGCAGACTGGTCAGTTCAAGAACCACGAAGCCGTCGTCGGTACCGCCCTGAAGCGTCAGTTCACCAACCTCGTCTACACCAAGACCGAGCCAGCCCTGACCTCCAAGTTGAGCGTTAATCGTGACGCTAACTCCGACGTCATCAAGGCTTCGGTGGACTACTTCGAGGGCGACTTCGGTAAGTTGGCTCTGGTTCCTTCCCAGTTCCTCCATGCTGGCGTCAACCCCTACACCATCGTTGACTGCGGTGCTGGTGCCTCTGGTGCCTCCTACACCACCACGGCTCGTTACGCTATCGTCGATGGCGTCTACGCCGCCGCTGACGTCACCTCCAATGGTGCTGGTCTGAATGGTGCTGGTAAGAACCTCGTCTGGCTCAAGGATGCGACGACCAACAAGTACGAGCGTGTCGCCTACGGCACCGCTAATGCTGTCGCCGCTCGCTTCGCCACCGAAGCCGAGGCCAAGACCTACGTCAACCTCCACGCCAACAACGCCAAGTGCAAGGGCTTCATCATCCCTTGGGACATGCTCGAAATCCGCTACGGCGGTAACGTCGCTCAGGTCCGAGAACTCACCGAAAACGGCGGCGGTCCTCGTCGCATGATGGAGGCTATGGCGGCTCTCGTCGTCCAGTCGCCTCTCACGTTCGGTATGTTCGACTACCGAGCCTCCACCGCTAACGGCGGTCTGCTGTCCTAAGCAGGGGAGGTCATGGCTGGCATTCAACCCATCCATGAATCCATCCCGTCCGACCTTCTAGTCCCCATGCTAGAGGAGTTTCGGACGGGGTGGGAACTCCGTAAGATTCAGTCCTACACCCAGAAGAAACTAATGGGTGAACTGAATCAACTTCACCATGGGCACGTTGAAGGGTTGGGTCAGTTGTCTTGCCGTATTCCTGTCGATTCCTACCACTATTGGGGCCAACGCCTCGGGTACAGTTGCTGGAAGGACAAGAAGTTCGTAGCCGAATTCCTCCGTGACAACCCTGAGTGCAAGGTAAACTCCAAAGCGGTTAACACCACAGTCCGTGTTAGCGGAAACAAGAAAATCTACGATGCCTACGGCGTCGAAATCAAGTAATGGCTTTCGCTGATTCGAACTACCACAAATTTAAGTCCGCCGTTCGCCTTGGGCCTATGTCCTTGTCCAATAATGGCGAAATTGGGATTGAGCCACGTCCAATGTTGGACGCTGGATTTTCTATGGGCTATGGCCCATTTTCAGCCGAAAGAAGCAAAATTGGAGGATACTCTAGGGACTCCGTTAACGCCAACATGGACCTTGGAAATAACTCATCGCTAAATCTCAATCTTTCTAAGGATAACTTCAAAAACAAAGGTATCCAAATCGGTTACAGAAAAGACTTCTAATGCGGACCACCTATTTCAGCGAAATCCTCTATTCCGCCCTTCAAATGTGCGGTTTGGACCGAAACCTCACTACCCTTGACCGCTTCGAAACAGTCCGAGACTTCGCCTCTAGGCGTCTTCAGACTGTTTGGGAGTCTCAGGACTGGCCAGACCTCAAGCGGTACAGCAAGTGTGCGACCACTTTGGTCGATGAACGCCGCAAAGTCACCCTTCCAGCAAATGTCGGGCAGGTCATTGCCGTCTGGAACAAAGACCCACTTGCCCACAATGCCATCGAGAAGGACTTTAACCTCTATGGTGACGACGTTTACCTCGCTAACGACGTCGATTTTGACGTTTGGGTAGAGCATCGCCCCGATGCACCACGACTTTTCGGTAAGCCATGGTCCTCTACTACCACCTATTCCACGGGTGCACAGGTCTACTACGATGTTGGTGCCGCTGACACGACTCAGACGGGTCTTGTACCTAAGGAGGGAACGCCCTCTATGGGCGATTTCTTCGTTTATGTTGGAACTACTCCTCAAACGGGCCAAATCCCTCCTATTAGCGTCTGGGAAAAAGTCTCTGTCCCAAGGCTTTTTACGTCGTATCTTATCCATGGTGTTCATGCCGACTACCAAAGGTCGCAAGGCCAAGTCGAAGCCGCCGAAGCCGCCGAGGCTGACGCACAAAAAGCCCTCGACCAAGCGTTAGACCAAGTTCTACGCCAGCAGGGCCAGACTCGCCGAATCAATTTCAGAAACTACTAACATGTCCTATCATTCTCTTAACCCAATCCAAGTACCTAGCGTTGAAGTGACCAACTTTGGCGTCGGTTCCAAGACCAAGGTGCTTGAAGCCGTCCGTAATCGCCGTCTGTTTGGCATCGCCAACACTGGTACCACTACTCTTGAGGTCTGGCTCCAGCCCGATGGTGCTGGCAATCCCATCAAACTTCGTGCCGCCTCCACCCTTTCCGCCGCTGATGGCGGTTCCCTTGAGTTCGCTGGCTACAACGGCGAAGTCTGGGTCAACGGAACTGGCTACGTCTACCACCACGCACAGTAATGCCTATCTACAACGGCGGTGGCGGCGTCGCTGGCATCACTGTTGAGTCGGACCCATCCGCACTCAAGATTGCCAGCAACCTAAGCGACATTCAGAACACTACGACTGCTAGGACTAACCTGAACGTCTACTCCAAGACTCAGGTTGACCAAGCGATTGCGGCTATTCCAGCGGGCCCCCAAGGCCCAACTGGCCCCCAAGGCCCAGCGGGTGAGGCTGGCCAAGCGGGAGCAGTCGGTAATACAGGCCCCCAAGGCCCAGCGGGCCCAGCGGGTGACGATGGAGACACGCTATTTGATTTCAAGGGCACTTTCATCCCAGATACAGTTAATTACCTCATTAACGATTCCGTAGTCTATCAAGGTTCGACTTACGTTTGTATTCAGAATACCTCTGGTCAATCTGTCACCGATACGGCGTATTGGCTGGTAGCGGCATCGAAGGGTGATACTGGTGCGGCTGGTACGAACGGAACCAATGGTATGACAACTGCTCAAGATGCCGTTGATTACATCGCCAGCAACCTTACCGACCAACAGATTCTGAAAATTAACAAGGGCATGGGCAACTCCATCATTGGTGCTGGCCCATTTGCCTCAGAATCCCCAAGCGATTACACGCTTTACGTACGTCAGAATCAGGGATGGGTTACGCTTCCAAACATTCCAATCACGTCTGCTTCTCAGCAGTCTAATTACAGCGGGGCTAGTAACAACCTGACCGACCACTATCCGTCCGAACTGGCCTTGGTAGTCAACGGGACCACGTACTACGTTCCAGCGAGGACTTAACCATGGCCTTCAGGCGTTTTGGTACATTCAGAACGCCCCATGGTTGGCTGGGGATTGATGGTGATGGAAACATCTTCCAGCGTGGATTGAAAAGAGATGGAGTTGGAACTAATGCTGTTCCACAGAAGCCACTCCAAGCCTATCAGTCTGAAAGCAAAATTAAAGTGTCATCTGGTACCATTGGTAACAAGGTACCTACGATTAATGGCGTAGCCATTAGCGACCCAAGTGCTGGTTTCTCCGTTCCAGCGGATGACAATTACATCTTGTATGCCGCATGCCCAGCAAGCAATTCTGGGACTGTTTCTTTTCCGTCTGGCGTACCTACTTTGTCTCTAGCCACTTCGCTTCCTAATGATACGGATGCAACTGGACACATAAGAATTGCTGACGTTTCCGTGTACGATGGTGGAGACAGCATCGACATTTACAATTACCTGTCTGGTTCTCTGTGGGGTGAGCGAGTTAAGGTTACGTACAATACAGCACAATACTACTTTAACGCCATCTGATGGGATACCTGTGCAACACGGCAGACCAAGTGGCACTTAGGCATTACAGGCAGAAGCGTTTTGCGAGGATACAGCCTTTGTTCACGAACAAGTACACCAACGTGTACAACCCAAATCTTTACTGGTACAGTTACGACGACGACTTCAACAACGGGAACAGCCAATACAGCCCATTGTTTGGAGAGCAGGTTACTGCATCTAATTTCTCGATAGTTTTACCAGACTCAGAGGTATTCCACATTCAAGCGTCAATCAGGTACTCTGTTGAGAATGCTAACTACCTTTTTGATTCTCCTAGCATAGATGTAATAGGCGAGACCACTCTCACTAAGGGTTCGACACTTCGTTACAGTGCTGATTTAAGTTACAAATACACAAGAGATAAGCCATGGGAAAAGTACGGGCTTTCTTGGTATTGCTCGTCAACTTTGAAAACCCAGAAGTCAACTTGGACTGGAGCGTTTGGACAAGATGGAGTGACTCCAATTTACACTGACTGGTCAACAATAGCCACAGACAATCAGACTTACTTTAACGACATAAGTCAGTCCTCAACTTCTCAAGCAAGTGCCAGCAATAGTCTTTATGTTCCAGCAGGTACCCAAACAATGGGAGAAGGCCCTAATTCTGGCATAGTAGTGGAGAGAACTAGGTTTTTGGGCTCGCTGTCAGTGTATGGACATACTATTTACAGGAAAGGAGCCTACCATCATGCCTAGAGAAATTAAACCAGACGGAGACCTTCGCTTCGAAGGCTTCGCATCCTACCCCAACAGTGCCACCTTTTCTGGTGACTCTGGCCTACTTGAGTATGCCGAGAACATCGAGATTAACGAGGGAGTAATCATCCCTAGGCTCGGGTCCATCGTTGCTGGCAATGCTGGTGCCGCCGTGGAGTACGCCTGTTCCGCTAGCGGTCCAAGCGGGGATAGCATCCTGCTTTGGGGAGCCAACAAACGTTTCAACTGCCAGTCAGGCACGTTCACGAATCTGAGTCTGGCGGCTAAGCAAAAAGCCCGTGGTCAGGGTTATGCCGATGCCATCACCATGGAGACCGCCGACTCCGACTGGGTTGCTGGTGGCAACATCACCGAGCGTCTGGTGACTGCCAAGGACGATAGGATTCGGTTCTCCCTCTACACTGGCAACCTTCCGTACGAACCTGATGACCTTAGGCTGGTTCAGGGCACCTATGACCCCATCCTAGCCCTTGTTACCTCTACCAATAGCATGCTGGCGTTTGGCAAGCGTAGCATCTACAAGGTTAAGGCTGGCCTAGGCCGACAGGCTAACTTCGATAGGAAGCCTAACGAGGCTGTCTTCCACACGTCGGTAAAGATTTCCAGCACTGACGGGCTGAGTGCCAAGGATGGCTGGGCGGAGACCATGGGCCAGTTGGCCTTCATGGACGTAGATGGCATCAAGGTAATGAAGGGCGACGAGTACATGGAAGGCTCGGCACCCATCTCGTACCTGATTCAGAACATCATGGACCTAATCGACCCAGCCAAGTTTGCGGACATTACTGCCGTCGGCTTGCGTGGTCGCATTTACTTCAGCCTTCCCCTGCTTGGCTCGTACAACAAGACGTGCGTTCTTGTGATGAACCTAGGCAACAAGATGCCATTTGAATCCCTGCATGTTTACCCAACTAGCATGGACATTCTCTGCTTGGGCAGAAAAAACGGCATCGTTCGCCTCTGGGGGATTAACAAGGCCAACGGGACTGTTCACCTTCTTGATGAAGGCAATACGGATGCTGGTACGTCCATTCAGGCTACCATGCGTACCAGAAACTACTTCATGCAGTCCCACTCGGACAAGAAGTACGACGACTGCTACCTGTACCTAGATACCCGTGGCAATGTCTCCTTGGACATGAACTTCATTTCCGTCAATCCAGACGGCAAGTGGACCCTAGATACCTTCAATGGCAACCTAGGCACAGCGGTTAGACGTGCTTTGGCTAACAAAAAGTGCATGGGGGGTAAGTTGGAAATAGTCGTAAAGTCTGGCAACCCGACCATCTTTAGCATGGGCGTTGAAGGCTCTCTGGTCGGACGCTCTATCTTCTCCTCCTTCTAATGCCCCTAGACCCAAATCCAGAACTGTACCCGCCGTACTCTAATCAGACGTACATCAAGGTTCATGAACAGGACTTGAAGGGTCTTGAAACTAATCCTCCTGCCTCAATCAACCGAAGCACTCAGAAGTATTCGTTCTGGGGTCGTAATCCTCGGTTTGAAATCGCCCAGACAATTGATGCCTACAAGCAGAACACCGAGGAGTTTACTGCATGCGACACTGGATTGACAACCTATCTTGCTGGCAGGGTGACAACCCATGCGGAGACTGTCTACACTTACGTCAAATCAAAGGTACCAAATCAGGACTCAAACCAACAGTACGTGCTTGGTTTTACTGCGGCCATGGGTGGCGGTCAGAACACAACGTATTTCGCCAACTCTATTTCAGTGGCACAAAACATGG